TGTAACAAGGAATAATAACATAAGGGTATTTACCATGAGCATAAAAGTCGTCATGTGAGCCATCTTCGTTCTCGTCTTTAGCTGAATCCTCTAATATAACCCCTCCAGCAGCATAAACCCTCCTGAGTTTATCGTCTTCATCTATCTCCCAGAACTCTATAAGCAGACACTGGCTCTTAACTATCTCTCCAATACCTGACTCATCGTCCTGGTCCTTGAAGATACGAGGGTCATAACTACTAAGAGAACCCCCCGGCTTCACAGATGCTGCTTTAGGACCGAACCGTCTGCGCAAAGCTTTCAGATTATACGGGATAGCTCTTATGAAGAAGTCTCCATCATTTAAGTGACGAAAGTCTTTTACCTTCGGGTCAGGGAATAACTCCTCTACACCAACATAATCTATAGTAGGCATACCTTTACCGGCGCAAGCATCAGGGTCATACCCTACTCTAAAGCCCGCTGTACCATAATTAAGTCTCTCCCTCTCGAACATGTCAAGAGTGGTGACCATATCATTCATGTACCATGCCCATTTGAATATGTGTCTTACCTTGTCAGCATGAGGAGTATCCGTGGGTTCAATGCCTTTCACAGAGAAATCCATAGCACCATCTACCAAATCAGCTACTTGCGACTCTATTACCGGTTGCACAATGTTAGTCTCTGAGCCCGGATCCTCTTCACTAGTTGATTGATTCACTTCACCGGCCCAATAAGCTTCACATTCCTGCCACAAAGTAGTCAATCCCATAGACTCTTTAGCTAAATAGGAGGCTCTATAACATGTCCAAATCCTTTCCCAGAGCTCTTTTTCCTTATCAGTCTGGACCACATAGTCATTATTCTCTGACATACTCAACCTCCTTCTCTACATATCCCGGTCGTTTAGTATTCTCTGGCACAATCGGATCTAACTGGTCACTAAAATTAAACTTAGGAACATATCTCTTCACCCTTTTATAAGGTGTCTCCACCTCCGTCTCCTTCGTCGGCTCCATCTTACGCCTCTCATACCATGCACCCCATCCAAAACCTCCCGCGAACATCATGCACATAAGGAATAAAATGCCAATAAGCAACAAAACATCCATCACATCACCTCCTGCAAATCCCCAAACGGGTAATTCTCATCTTCAAAGTCTAAGTCATCCCAATAAGAGTCATGCTCCCAAGACCCTTTCACAGTGTGAACGGCTTTAGTCTCTCCTGGCCTCACCGGCTCCAGCAACCCAGGGTTTAAGCCATACATATTTATAAAGTACTTAAAAGCATCCAGAGCATGATTCTCAGCTTTCTTTATCTGGTCATGTGTACTGCCCGAGATAGTCGTCGGATCCCAAGCCGCCTGCTTTATCTGGTTCACCAAATTAGGACATCTGTCTACATTAATGTGGAAGCATGCAGACCCGTCCGGTTTGCGCCTCTTTAAGAAGCTCCTGAACAAACTTAAGAAGTAGTCCGTATCATTACTCGCACACAATAATAATATCCCTTCTTCAAGGTATAACTCTTTCGGACTCTTCTTATTCGGTCCCTTATTAATTACCGACGGGTCAGCATACAACGTATCAAAGCCCCTACCTTTAACCCTCTTAGCGAACTCCCCAATGTCCGCATCAGCTTTATACTCTTCATCATACACCCACAGGTCTCCATCCCTGTCTATGGCGCAAAATACAGCAGCTGTAGGGGCCGTAACACCAAAGTCAAAACCTCCTCCATGCTCCCATGCAGGACTCACCTCATAGCCATCACTATCCCTATAACCATGCACATCTTCATCAAAGTCAGTAAATATCTGCCCCTCAAAAGCATCAAAGCTAGCATTAATAAACCTGTCGACCCAAGTCTTCGGGTTATTACGTATCAGCTCTTCTACATATCCCGGAGGTAAGTATTTAGCATTAGCCATAGAGCTAGTTGTCCAACCTATGTACTCAGGAGCAACATTCTTCGGGTCAAAGAACCTCTTATAAACCCAGTCTTTACCACCACTATTACTAGTTATAAACCCCTTGTGAGGACCCACAGGATGTCTCAACCGAGCAGTCAACATCTGGAAAGTAGCCTCAGGTACCTCCTGGCCATCAGGCTCGTGACACTCATCTATCCAGAAATAACTAATGTCCAGTGACCCCAAAGGACCAGGCTCATCTAAGTGCATAAATAATATCTCAGAGTATATAGGGCTACCATCATCGTCCACAGCATTTGTCTTTATCCACAGATGCTCTTCACCTTTGTTATAATTAGCAATCAGGCTCACAGGACATACTTCAAAGAACCTCCTCTGCGTGGTCTCCCTCAACGACTTAGCAGTCAACCTCCCAATTATACCCAAACTACCAGGATAGAGCTGTGTCCATTTTAATACCTCTTCACAGCCCATACGGGACTTACCACCGCCGACGCCAGATACAACAGCCCTATATTTATGATTATCTTGATGAAACACCTTCTGGTATGGGTGAGGGTCATAACTAGCTAGCTTTTGCGGCGGCCTAAATTTTAACCATTTGGAGGTAGTCATAATTACTCTTCCTCTTTAACTTTTCCTGCCAATAACTTCTTCTCGTCCTCTGTGAGCATCCCTTCAGCAAACAAAAGAGTAATAGGAGCTTGCGAGTTCATGTTCATGTCGACTTTAGCCTGATCACCATAAACTTCTTTCTTGTGAGCTTTCAGCAAGAACATGAGCAAGGAGTCAGATTTCTCTTTGGCTCTGTCTATTGCCACAGCTTCCAGACCGTCAACGAATCTTTCCCTCATGGTCTCATATAACTCTTTATATTGCGGATAAGTTTGAAGCCACTTAGTGTGCCTGTTTCTTGATACGCCTGCTCTGTCACAAGCGAGACCAATAACACTGCATTTGACATACTCATTGAGAACCCTAGTCATCTGTGCTTTAGTATCCTCTCTAGTTACATCACTCATCTTTTCTCACCTCGCTTTAATATATAATACATATTATAATAGCCGTTTTGTCAATTTCATTATACCACTTGGGCTAAGAGTTGTCAATTCACTTTTCTAAAAACTTAGGGGAGTTCTTTTTGGATAGGGGGGAGGGGCATTAGGGCATTGGGGGTTAGGGCATTGGGAAGAGTTTCAGAGGAAGCGTAAGCGCGCGTGTGAAACGCTATTATATAACCCCCGCGCCACCTTACCCCCATGGGTCCCCATCCGGGGTCAATGCCATATTCACCCCATGCCCCATATTGTACCCATTCACCTCATCAATGCATTAAACCGTTGGCACATTACCACATTACCACATTAAACCGTTACCACATTACCGCATTACCCCATCACCCCATCGCTACATCACCACATTACCTCATCGCTACATGAACATACACCCCATGACCATACACCCCATGCACTAGCGATTGAATTGGACAATTGTCATAATTTTGGAAACAATTGAGACAATTCATTTTTTGGGTTGAAATCCATTGACAACCCCACAACCCCCATGGTATAATGAATTATAAAATAAATCAATTGGACAACCCCCATGGTGGGGGGGTCAAAAAATGAATTAAGGAGGATTTACAAAAATGGCAAAAAATGCAAAAAAAGCGGAAGTCGTCGACATTGAGGTTATGGATGACATTATGGATGAAATTGTTGAAAACGCTGAAACCGTTATCACCGAGGTCAAGGCTGACAAACAACCCAAAAAGGCAGTTGATGTTATTGCAAAAATCAAAAAGGACGCACCGGAATTCCCGATTGAAACGGGGTTGACACCTAAACAATTGGATGTTCTTTTCCAATTGGGCGACCAAGGCAAAACAATCCGGAGGTACCTAAGGAGGTATTTCGCTGACAACCACACCCACAAAGAAGGCTGGGATTTGACCAAAACCGAAACATGTGAAGTCATTGCATTTTTATCAACCCGGTATGGACAACCCAAATTTGAATTGCTCAACAAAAAGGAGGAGGCGTAAGCCTCCTTTTTTTTTTATCGAACCACAGAAAGGAGATATTCATTATGGCATACAATGCTGAGTCATCCAATCAATTAGGTAATATGCACAGTTTCACAGGCGGGGTCATTATTTACCATGCTGAAGTCATGGTCGATAGTGAGAAACATTGCGAGGCAATATTTGATGAGATCACAGACTTGTTGGAAGGGTCGTA